GAAATCCTCAAAACCGCTGAGCTCTACGCTCCTGGTCGAACTGGAGACGATGCCATCGAATGGATCGTCGAGGACTACCCCCGCTTAGTTTCCGATATCCGCAAGATCCGACGCCGGCTTGACCAGGTGGACCACGAAACCAACGCACTTGATCAGCGCCTTGAGCGCCTGCAGGAAGCCTGCCGGGCAATCCTCGAACTCTAGACACGACAAAGCCCCTGACGGCCTCACAGCCACTCAGGGGCTTTTTCGCGTTCAGCCCGCTATCAGCCCTCACGGAATCAACCCGCGCCACTGTTAACAGCTTTTAGGGTTTTATCTCCGCATCTACTCACCATGCAACTGTCGATCGCCGCTCCTGTAGTCGGCTCCGATCGGAGTGGGGGAGCTGTAACACCCCCACTTTACCCCGGAACCCCGAGGTATTTTTAATCACTCTTGCTCTATCACTATCACTCCGTCAGTCCCTAGCCTGACATAAGGTAATGATTTTTCTAGTATTTTGTGGACAAGCTCGCTGTCTCTCATGGGCTGCATACCCTGCTTTATCAGCAACCTGTTGATTTCAATCGCTTTTTGCCTGATAGCTTCCTGCTCTCCATCCGACAACCTTAGTGTCTTGCTCATTTTCTCGTCACTCATCGTGTCCACCTGTCGCCATGTTAGATGTTTCCATGTGATTTGTGTTGACGTGTACAAGTTCATTCGACTACATTCACCCTTAATGTGATTTGTATACATATGCATAGGGCGACACCGGATGTTCTTCGACTGGATCAAGGCTTATCAGGATTACCCTTTTGATCTCCCTCGCATGGGTGATGTCATCCTGCATCGCATTGACGCTCACACCGACGAACTCCTGAACGTTTCCGCTCCTGCCTTTCTTGCCGAGGGCAGTTATTGCACCACCTTTCGAATTCACGTTTCAGGCCGTCGCATCATGATTGACGGCAACCCCAGCCGGATTAACCGCCTCGATAACGTCTTTGGTATACCGACCCTCGAAGGCTGTTTCCGCGTTATTAATTCAATTTTGCTGGACCTCGGATTACCTGCAATGACCCCCTGCAAAACCCTTCAGCGCTTGCAAGGCGGGGAGGCTCTTGTGGATGGTGCCGTGCTCCAGCGACTAGACCTGACCAGCAATTTCTATGTTGGTCGCGGCAATGAGCGTCCCTATTTGCGGGGCATTTCAAGCCAGCGTTTCCGCAACTCCATCGGCTACCTGTACCCGGACGGCAATACCACTGTCTGGACACCCAAAGGCGGTGAAAAAGCGGGTCGGCTTGTGTACCCGGGCAACTACGCGAAAGCGGCTGAACTCGATGCCCATTTGCTCCCGAAAGTGAAGCGCTCTTTTGGTGAGGATTCAGAAGAGTATTCCTATGTGCGCAGGCTCCGCGACTGGTGCGCATCGGTCGGAATGGTCCGCTCCGAAATCAAGTTACGCGGCGAATATTTGAAGCGGGAAGGGCTCGCATTTTGGGGCCTGTTTGATGAGGCAAAGCTAGGCGAAATCCACGGGGAATTTTTACAAGTAGGTGACAAAATGACGCTCAATGCATATGACACCGTCAGCATCACTCAAGAGTTGATAGACAAGGGCCATTGCAAGTCCGTTCAGGCTGCTGGCCGTACTGCTGGTTACGCTTATGAATGGATGCACGGCGCAACGTTTGACCTGAACAAAACCCAAGTTCAGAAGCACCGCGCTCTTCTGCGCAAGATCGGCATCGACATCAAATTGCCGTTCGATTCCACCCGCTGTGGCGTCGTCTTCATCCGCAATGTCCGCGAAGTCGAGCGCACCTTCCAGCAGGATATTCCCAGCTTCTACCGCCACGCCGTTGTGCCTGGCCACTTGAGGTTGGTGGCATGATTTCCGCCATCCTCTGGCTGTTTGGAATAGCAGTCATCGCGCCCATCATCATGATCACCCTAGGCCGGTGGGCGCGTTCATGAAGCCTCAGACTTCTATTACCGCTCTCACAATTTTTTGTCTTTTTAACGTGCTTTACATGGCATGGACTGCGGCACACTCGGGGCTCATTTCATTATGAACACGGTAAAGCTCTCCAGCCGCATTCCCACACGTCGCGAGCAGGCCAAGGCAGCCTTTGCCCGTCCTGCTCCTGAAGTTGTTGACTGGGAACGCCTTAAGGCCGATCTCAATGCGCGCCAATTCGTTGGCCCTGCAACCCCAATTTCACTGCGTCATGAATTCTCTCATGAGGCTGAAAGCGTTCGATTTTGGAACATGGCGGACAACATCCGCCGTTATGGCCGCGTCGAACAATCCGCCCACGGCACACCCTTTGTTGGTGATGCTTTCGGCTTCCAACTGTAGAAATCGAGGATAAGAGCATGCCTATGAAAATCGAAGTACTTAGCACCGAAACGAACGTCAAATCCGGCACCAACGGTCGCGGCCCTTGGGAGATCGTCGAGCAAACCGCCTATCTGTTCAAAGGCACTGACGACAAGTACCCGGAAGAAATCGTTGTCACTCTGGATAAGAACCAGACCCCTTATCAGCCGGGAATGTACGTTCTCGATGACAAGTCATTTTACGTTGGCCAGTACAAGCAATTGCAGTGCAAACCTCGCCTGCGACCACTGGTCCAGCAAGCCAAGCAGGCAACCGCCTAATGGCCTCGGGCGCTCTCCTTTGCACCGGCGATGTAACCATTGCATCGGACGGCGCCCCACTGTGTTCGGGCTTCTGGTCATTAGTACCAGTGCCAGAACCCTTCGATATCACCACGGCTGACCCAGTAATGTATGCCGAGGCGTTCTTCGTAGGTTTCACCCTAATTGGCACGATCTGGTTCGCCGGTATTTGTTGCCGCAAAGTTCTCTCAATGATCAGGTAGGAGTTTCAAAAATGGACGCAATCGTAACTGCTGTATCGGTAACTGACGTTGTAACTGGCATCACCGGCATCGCCGCCGTTATCGCCCTCGCTCTGGTCGCCCGCATGGGTGCCCGGAAGTTGCTCGGCATGATCAAGTAAGGCCAAAAGCCTTCGCGATCTATTGCGGCGGCTTCGGTCGCCGTTTCTATTTCAGGGGAATGATAATGGAACAAGTTTGGTTGTTAATGATGTTTGGAACTGGCGTTATTGCTGCCACTCTCGCGTTTTGGGGATGGTGATGAAAAAGTCATTTATCGCACTTCTCCTCACTTTTCCATTACTTATCCTTACAAATGCGTATGCGGCCGACTTTTATTGGTCGGAGTTGCAAACAGGAAAGCCCCAATATTCTAGCCCGTCTATAGCGTGCTCATCATGGGTTTCGTCTTATCCAACATGGAGATATTACGACTCTGCTTTTATTAACGAGACAAGGTTTCAGTGTCGAAGAAAGCAAGTCCTCGTTAATGGCAATCTTTCAGACTCTATATACACAATTTACTTTACACGTTTCGGTGATACCTGCCCCCTTGACACTGAGTACAATTCCGAAACAGGTTCTTGCGATGCCCCTGAGCCATCCCTATGTGAAGGCCTCGAAGGAACAACGCAGCCATTTGAACTTCAAGGGCAAGCCCCTGACAATAACTTTCAATTAAACCCCAACGGTGGTTACAACGGCAACTTATCCGCCTCCTGTATGGACTCTTGTTTTGCTCAAGTAAAGTCCGTCAGCAATTGCAACTTCTGGAGTGACGGCAAGTATGCATGCCAAGGCGAGGCAATATTCGACGGTAACGAATGCAGCACAGGTGGCGCGGAAGTACCCGTAGAACAGCAAAACCAGCCGTTACCAGAGCCAATCGTTAAGGAAACATTGCAGCCTTGTAAATACGTTGGAGACCCCAACGGCGGAAAGTCATGTATTTCAATTAAGGAAGTTGATAAAGAGGGTAAAGCCTGTGGAACATTCAATGGCGAAACTGTTTGCACCTCAAAACCTGCTGCCAAGGACTCTAAGATAATCGACACGAAAATAACCTCTGTCGATAACCCGGATGGCACCCGCACCGAAACCAAAACCGATACAGCAACTATCGTCATCTGCAAGCAACTTGCATGCACCACGACAACAACCGTCAATACTACAACCACAACAATCGGCACTGACGGCGGAGTCATAGATTCTGAGTCGGTGTGCGTGGGCGGATCGTGTAACGGTAATACTGAGGGCGGCTCTGGTGAATGCGTCACGGACTGCGACGAATCCGAGGGGAGCGGGTTCTCTGGTCCTGAATTCTCAGATGCACCCGGCTTTGGTGAATCAATAGAAGGATTTATAGACGGTATACAAGATGCTAACTTCATAGTTGCCGCTCGCAACATAGACTTTCCTTCCGGTGGCACCTGCTCCATGCCTACTGTCTCTACTATGCTCGGTACCTTAGACTTCAACATCATTTGCAGTTTGGCACCCGGAATACTTACACCCTTGCAGGCTATATTCTTAGTTTTCTGGGGATTTGTTGCTATTCGCGTTCTCCTGTCAGCTTGAGGTTTCTATGCTCGAATATATAACGCAGTTACTTAAAGATTTTACACAATGGTGGTTCGACTTCTTATTCTGGTGGCCGAAAATGGTCTTCTCTTACCTCATGGAAGGTCTTGCGGAAAGTTTCGTTGTTATTGCCGACAGCGTCTGTGTTCAAGCATGTGTTGCAGCCTTCAACGGGATTAATTCCGGAATATCTGGAATCCCACCCATGGTTATTTACTTCGCTGATTTCTTTCAGATCGGCTACGGATTCTCGCTTGTGGTCTGCGCCTATATTGCGAGATTTCTCATTCGTCGTATTCCTTTTATTGGGTGATATATGGCCGTTGATGCTTATACTGGACTCATGCGGTCCGGCAAAAGTTACTCAGTAGTAAAGAACGTCATATTGCCCACTCTGCGGGAAGGGAGAAGGGTATACACCAACATTCCCATGACGGATTTGGCCGTTTCACAGTTTCCCGGTCTGATAGTCCAACTTGGTGATGATTGGCATAGTGACCCCGACCTCGTCGACCAATTTGAACCCGGTTGCGCTGTTGTCCTTGACGAACTGTGGCGGCGCTGGCCATCGGGCATGAAGGTCAATCGCATCAACGAGAAAGACAAGGAATTTGTAGCCATGCATGGCCACAAGGTGTCGCCCACTGGCCACACCACCCGAGTCGTTTTCCTTACTCAGGACTTAGCCGATATAGCCAGCTTTTTTCGCGGCAAAGTCGCAATGACCTATCGAACGACCAAGCTAGACGCTGTTGGCGCGGAAAAACGCTTTAGAGTGGATATTTATCGCGGTCCAGTCACCGGCCAAAAGCCTCCAAAAACCGACTTCATCCGGTCTGAGTTCGATCAGTATCAAGAGGAAATTTATCAGTACTACTTTTCCGCCACACAGAGCGAAACGGGTAACGTTGGCGATGAGAGTAGGGCTGACAAACGGGGTAGTATCTGGCGTTCAAAGTTCATCATCTTTTCACTGTTCGGACCTGTTCTCCTGATACCACTTTTGCTCTGGTACATCACCGGGCTTTTTACTAGCGGCTTTGGTCTAGTCGAAGAGGCACAAGCAGTCGAGAACCCCCCTGTGCATGAATTCGTAAATCCTTCCCCTGACCAATTTTACGAAACGTATCCTGTCGTCGATCACCAGCCAGTGTCGACGGGTCCTGTTACGCCTTCCATTTCCAACAGTTGGCGTGTAGTAGGCAGCATGAAGCGAGGCGACAAATCGGAGAATGAGAGCTTCGGCGTTGAGGTTGTCATTCTGAAATCGTATCTTGCCGGCTTGCGTTACGTTCCTATCGATGAATGCGAGATGCTCAATGATGGATTTTCCTACAAATGCGAAGTTGACGGCGAAATGGCCACGCCTTGGTCAGGCATGGGAGAACACACACAATGGGCCGCGAAACCCGTTGAGACAGTGCGCAGAACTGCGACGGTCGCGAGCGGAGCGACCGACGTTCGCAGTTCTGGCAACGCGCTCACGAATCCTGAGCCTCCCGCACTCTGACAAACCCATCACCCGCCATGGCATCACCTTTCTAGGGCTTCGCATAATCTATATTATGTTAAATAGTGTATATGCCTT